CCCCCCGGCGCGATACAACGCGGCGCGAGGAACAACGCGGCTGCACGGCTTAGGCCGAAAGCATCGCGGTCCAATTGGCGGGCGTGGGAGTGGCTAGAGAACATCACAAGAAACCCCGTGAAAGTGGACGCCAGTTTGAATTTCATCCTCCAACTCTTTGCACGGCGGGTAGTAAACTGCCTGATTTGTTGTAGCGGTTGCCGGAACACGTCAAGCGGCTTTTCCCCAAAACGCAATATACATAGACCAGCAGCGCCCGTTAGGCCAGGCGAGAAAAGAAAAACCCAACCGGGTTTAAAGGTTGGGTGAGTGGTTTATTTTTTTCCCGTGGGCTTCGGCTTCTTTGGACGTCCACGGGGTTTGCTGCCTGGTTTTACCGGCGCGCTTCCATTTGTTCGGGCCGCTTCGGTTTTCGCCTTGGTCGCGGCCTTACCGCCTTTCGCGCCGATTTTCGCTAGGTACGCTTTCACCTCGTTGGGAATTTTCATGGGTTTGGGGATGCCGTATACATACTCAGGCTCCCAGACGGTTTGCGAATGATTTTAATTCCTCCGTGAAGTCTTTTGAAGCGAGGGCAACGGCCCAGTTTCCTGGCGCTTCAACTGCGGCCTGCTCGTAACGGCTAACCAGGGCCTGAATTGCGCCCAGCGTTTGGCGGGCGTCGCGTAGGGCGGCGGCGGACATGGCAGCGGCGGTTTGGTATTGGACGGGTTTTGTCATGCACCAAATAAACCCAAGCGGCTTGGATAAAGCAACAGAAATGCGATAACGCAAAAAAAGCCCGGTCCTTTGGTCAGGGCCGGGCGGGTAGGTGGTGGAATGCCGGTTTTAGACTAAAACCTTTTTGGGCCTTCCGCCCTTCGCTCCGTTTTTCTTGGCAGCTTTCGATTTTGCGGGAGAGCGTTTGCTCCCTCCGGCTCGTCCAAGGCTGGCAGCACTGGCGTTGCCAGCGGACGGAATGTCGATGTTTTCCTTTTTGGCGACCTCCAGCGCGAACGCCAGAGCGGACTGAACCTCCGTAATTGCCTCTTCGGCTGTATCGCCGTGCGCCATGATACCGGGCATTTTCACGACGTGGGCAACATAGCAATCGTCGCCAGGAACGGAGCTGTAGTAGACGCGGAGTTCGTAACTTTTAGAGTTCGGGTTCATTTTTTAAAATGTCTCTGATTTGACGGACTTGGTAGGGCTTGATTTTCCCGTCACGATTTTGAATGTTAATCATCTCGCAACCGGGCTTCGAGAAAATCAAGTGACTGCCTGACTGGTGGGCTTTGAAACCGTAGCGCTGAAGCATGACCGAGCAATCTCCGAAAGGGATGTTTGCGTCTGAGTCTCCGCTCATGACTGCCTTGTAAGTTTTCTTCCAATTGCCCATGACAGAAATAAAAACCTAAGCGCTTGGGTTTAGCAAGCACTAAACGCAACTATGTATACGTATTTACCCTCTGCGTTCTGTCGCCTGGTTGAAAGTCAGGGCGGCAGTCATGTCGTTCAGCTTGTCCAAGATCGCAATTGCAGCCATTAGGAGCAACGCCCCTGTTATGAGGATCGACCCGACAACGGGCGCGAAACCCGGACCCATGAGGCAAAAGAACCCAAAAAGGAACTGCAGCACGACAAAAATGGTTAGAATGGTTTTCATCCCCTTTAATCGGCTCCGGCGGCGTTCACGTTTAGGGCTAAGTATACGCATTCGGCCAGAAAAGGGCATGACCGTGATTCCCGGAGTTAGCCCCCTGTATAAGTCTTTTTCGTATCCGGTTTCGGATACAAAATACCCTAGGTAAGTGGCGCTTTTTATACACCTTTCGTTATACAGGGGGAGGGGTATTTTGGCGCTTTTGAAGTCCTGTCCAGGCTTACCAAAATATTGCTACACCTGGGAAGTCCCGCCAAGTCCAACGATTTGACCCGTCAAGACAAATAAGATGCATTACGCCTCGAAATACTGTTTGAACATTGGGGAGGGGTTCATTTATACATAGGTCTTATACATGGCTACCACCGACAAAAAATCAACTTGGGTCAGGACTTCCACAACGGGGCTCTACCAAAACTCTCATTCGGGAATGTTCTATTCCCGGTACTCCCTCAATGGGAAGAGTACATTTCGCAGCCTCAAGACGACAGTGCTGACCGTAGCAAAGATTCTTCATTCGAAACGGCAAACTGACATTGAAATTGACCGGCAACGCGGCGTGACCGTTGGGTCTGATTTTAAGACGTTGGGGGAGTTGCTAGCCGAAACGCAGAAGCGCCTTGCGCAAAACAAAGTCGCGGAAAACACCAAGATCGGACGTTTCGGGAACATTGAGCGACTGAAAAAGCATTGGGTGCGGGGAAATTTTGAAACCTTTCTTGCCCGCAACGTGACGGACGATGTCATAACGGAACTACGAGAACACCTGCTTCACAAAGCAGAATGGAGGCTGAAATTTCAGAAGGCGAAGCCGCACCGGGGCTTCTCGCCGATTGTCGTAAATCAAACTCTTTGGATTCTTCGCGTTACTTTGGACATCGGCGTGGAAAAGCGGGTCCTGCTAGAAAACCCGTTCAATGTCCCACGCGTCTTGCGCGAAAAGCTGTACGCGCATGCCGAGACGCGCCGCCGAACAGTTATTCCGGATCGGCAGACGATGCACCGCATTTTCGCCGAAATGCGACGCGTTCCAGAAGATTCCGATAAATTCCGCCCCAACGCGGAGCAGAGAGTCTTTCTCGAAGAGGCAGCGCAGGAAATGGCGGACCACGCGGAGCTCCTGGCGTATTCCGGCATGCGGCGCGACGAAGCAAAGGTTGCGACGTTAGCGGATGACCGAGGAACTGAATTCAAAATTCACGGCACAAAGTCGGAATCGTCAGACCGTACCATCCCGGTAAACCCGGCTCTGCGGGCGGTCCTTGACCGCTACAAGGCCAAACGAGTCGGAACTGCTACAAAGTTGGTTCGCTTCGAGGAACCCAGGACCGCCATGCGCCGCGCTTGCAAGCGACTTGGTCTTCCAATGCTCAAGAATCATGAACTGCGGCACTACTTCGCTTCGATTTGCTTCGCTAGCGGCGTCGATGTTCCAACCGTTTCGCGTTGGCTCGGGCATTCCGATGGCGGCGCGCTCGCAATGAAAACGTACGGGCACCTTGTCAGAGATATGAGCCTTCACGCCGCGAACAAGGTAGATTTTGGTTTGCTGCAAATCGCGCGTTAAACTTCGCGAATAGTGAATGCGAGAGGTCAAATTAATGACCTCCTTTTTTTGTGGGGTGAAATCTATCAGGATTCTACCTGAGGAATGAGCCACGGAGCGCGCGTCAAGTCTTCGCTTCAGGCGGCTGAAAATTATACAAGTTGCAAGCTAAGTGAACCAGGGAAATGTATGTATATTTAGTCCGGCTGCGAGGGAACACCCCAAAATCAACAGTTCTTTAACCCAAAAGAAAATTTGTCCTATGAACGCGGAAGAAGCTATTGCCCGGGAGCTGCAACGCCTGCGCGTCGCATTAATTAGTACAAAAAACTATACACAATCCGCCCGAGTTGCGATCGACGCAATTAACCTGGCTGAACGCCTTGCGGAAAAGCTCGCGGCGACGTGGCCCGGGATTCCTGTGCGCGCTTCCAGAAAGCAAACGCGGTTGGAGGAAGTTCGATTGGTTCGCCGTTGTACGTTCCCTCGGGGATAGAGGCGGGGAGACGACCTACCCGGACGAGTTCTTCGTGGATGATGCAGTTTAGCCAGGTAGAGAGCTTGATGTTGAATTCCTCTGCTGCCGCGTCGAAAGCGTCGGCTAGCTCAAAGTTAACGTAAAACGTTTTTTGCCCGCCGGTCTTCACGCGATTGTTCGCGAATTTATTTTTGCTCCGTTTTCGGGGTTTTTTCATAGGGAATCCGTATACGTATAGCGTGGCTCACGTACAGAAAAAACTGGAACGAAGTGACAATATATTACCTTGTGGCGGTATCGTATGAAGACCCAAAACGACACCGAAACGAAAACCCAAGGCCGGACCGGATCACAGTTCACCTTGTACCTGAATCCCAAGACTGTAGCGAAGTTTGACCGCCTCGCAGCGAAGCGAAAAACGACCCGTTCCAAGCACGTCACCGAACTCATGGAACAGGCGGTTTCCGCTGGTTTAAAAAAACGCGCGATGGCGTGAAAGGTCGCCGCACACGGTAACTAGACGACAAACCGAAAATGAATCCTCTATCTGAATTGACGTTCAACGGAAAGAAGCAGGTTCGCGTTTTCGGGACCCCCGAGCGGCCGCTTTTCGTGGCAGTAGACATTTGTTCGTGCCTTGGTCTGGAAAATGTAACTCGGGCGCTCGCAAGTCTCGATGACGACGAAAAGAATACCCTTACTCTTGATCAGGGTATTCGTGGAAATCCAACCGTCAATGTCGTGACCGAGTCGGGTTGTTACGCGCTGATCTTTAAATCGACCAAGCCGGAAGCGAAAGCTTTCAAGCGTTGGGTTACCTCCGAGGTCTTGCCCTTAATCCGTCTCACCGGCACGTATGACCTGAAAGAGCAGGCTCGGCGATTGGCGTTTAAACATTTCCTCACCGAGATTCCGAAAGACTGGCGGCGGACATTCAAAGATGAATGGTTTGAAGCCATCCTCGGAGTATGGGGCCTGGAATATGTGAAGGCCAAAACGCCCGGCTTCGTCGGGAAGATCATCAATACCTACGTTTACGAGGCGTTAATTGAAGGACTCCCCGCGGAATTGAAGGCGCGTCGTGCAGAGTTTGGCGACGATAACGCAAAACTTCATCAGTTCCTCGTGACCGAAGCGCGCGAAAAACTCAGCGAACATTTGGCCGTCACGAAGGCGCTTGCGCTCAACTCGCAGAACAATCCAGACAACTTTCGCGAACAATTCGACCGCGTGTTCCGAGGGAGAAATCAATTACTTCTCTTCACCACGAAGAAGAAGCAGGCGGCTCTTTCAAACTAACCTTTTCGCGTGGGACTGTGGGCAATGGTATGCCCTTGACTGTCCCGTCCGCCTGCCTACGGGCGCAAGGCAATGACAGCGGTTCCACGCGGAACAATCTGCAGTAACCATATTCCGGATACGAACCGGAAGCCCTTTTTTCCTATGGCTAATTCTACAACATCGGCCCCCACGCCGACCGCCCCCACCGCCAAGAAAACGTTTCAAGACTGGGTAAACGCAGACACCTTTAAAGCGCAACTGTCGGCGGCGCTCCCTAAACACCTAACGCCTGATCGCTTTATTCGCGTTCTCCTAACGGCGACAATCAAAACCCCGAAGCTTCTGCAGTGTACGCAGGATTCGCTCTTCAAGTGCGTGTTCGATGCGGCGGCGGCGGGCCTGGAATGCGACGGCAGGCGCGTTCACCTGATACCGTTCGAAAACAAGAAAAAGGGCATTTTTGAATGCCAGCTGATTTTCGACTACAAGGGCTTGGCTGAACTCGCGATGCGTTCCGGAGCGGTCGCGAGTATTCACGCCGACACCGTCAACGAGAACGACGAATACGAAGAGGACCGCGGGCGAGTTGAAAAGCACAAAGTAAACCGCCGTAAACCACGCGGGGAAGCCTACGCCGCGTATTGCATTATCAGATACGTGAACGGCGGGGAAAAGACTGAAGTCATGAGCCGCGACGAAATCGAAAAGATCCGCGACGGATCGCAGGGGTATCTGGCATTTAAGAAGGGCTTCACCGCGTCGAACCCGTGGCAAGACCACCCTGGCGAAATGTGGAAAAAGACGGTCGCAAAACGGGCGTTCAAATGGGTTCCGCTTTCGCCCGAAATCCGCGACGCGGTCGCACGCGAAGACGAGGGCGCAATTGACATCGACGCGAGCGAGATTGCCGAGAAGCCGAAACGGCTGGGGTTGGAAGCTCTGATAAAGAGCGGCCTGGAAAACGTCCCCGTGCCCGAGGAAAACCCCGCCGACGCGAGCGCACGCACCGAACCAGCTGCAACGACAACCTAATTTCCTATGGCAACAATCATAAATAAAGAATCCGCGCCTTCGGGCGTGTTCGTGTCGACGTTGGCCGCGATGCACGCGGGAAAAGTCTTAACGGATCTCGACGACGCGCTGCGCGAAGTAACTCGGAGCGTAAACGACTCCCAGAAAAAGGGGAAACTGACTTTGGAACTTGTCATCATGCCGAACGGTTTGGGCGCGGGAGAGACGCCGCTGTTCAAGCTGGACGAAAAAGTAAAGGTCACGCTCCCGAAAAAGCCGCGTCCGAGTCAGTCATTTTTCGCGGATGAGGAAAACAATTTAACCCGACGCAATCCGAATCAGGACGAAATGAAACTGAGCGTCGTGCACAACGAAAACAGCAACAGCAACGACAAAGCCCCCAATCAAAAAACCGCACAATGAGCTATAACGAACAATCAAAGGGAACAGAAGCTGCAGCCGTCGCGCAAATCTGCGCTGAAGCGAACGCGCCCGCGTTCGTCGAACCTAAGGGGCTGGCCGTCTTCCCTGACGGCAAAATCAAAAGCCTGGACCTCGAAGGGCTGCGCGACCATCCGAAGCGCAAGCGCGGACTCGTTTGCCTGTCTGAAACGTCGTCATTTATTGAATACGTGAAGGCACACTCGACGCCTGACGAAACGCATATTTTCGGGGTTGCGTCGGAGTCAGGGGGTGAATTCAAGGCAGTTATCGACTTTCACGGGAGAGGCGATGCGGAACCAAACTGGGGAGAGCATGTTTGCATTTTGAAACTCGCGACAACGCCAGAATGGCAACGCTGGACGGCCAATAACCAAAAGCAGCTTACGCAAGAAGCCTTCGCGGAATTCCTCGAAGACAATATGCAGGACATCGTCAACCCGGACGCGGGGACGTTGCTTGACGTGGCTCAGCTGCTGACCGGGAAAAAGTCTGTCACTTTTCGGAGCGGGAAGAATCTCAAAAACGGCGCGATTGCGTTGGAGTACTCGGAAACGATCGAATCGACCGGGGGCCGCGCCAACGGGGACATGCAGGTCCCCGACAAGTTTACGCTTTTCATTTCTCCGTTTGTCGGCGTTGAGCCGGTAGCCCTGGACGCGCGCCTGCGGTATCGGATTTCCGATTCTGGCAAACTGTCGTTTTCGTTCATTTTGAATCGTCCGTTCAAAGTGATCGAAGCGGCTTTCAAGACCGCTCGGGAAGCAATCGAAAAGGAAACGGACCTTTTCGTTCACCTGGGCACGCCTTCAATTCCTGCCGTCACGCTCCCCTGAGCCGTCATGCAAACGCATCCAGACGACCAGGACCGGGTCTTGCTGACGCGGGAAGAGGCAGACGCAATGCTAAAGCCAGGCGCGGACGTCCATACGTTCATGCAAGGGGCGGCGGGGCCGGGAAGTAGTCTTGTGTTGATCGGCGCGGACCGTAGGCGCGAAGAGCTTTTGGCATACGCAGACAACGGGCTTTGTGAGCTGGCAGGGCCCAGTGCAACGGGAATGAATCACGGTGTCGTCGTGTTCACGAAGGTGGGCCCGGTTTTCTGCGAAACCAACGAACTGGGACACCCGCTCTAGTCATGCCGCTGCAACTGGGCATCGTCCTAAATGAAGAAATCGAAGCGTATCACGCTTGCGCTTCGATTTCGCATAGTCGGCTGCACTACTTCGCGGAAAACTTCCCGTCTGACTATCACGCAAAATATATAGCGAGGACTGCTGAGAAGGAAGAGCACAAGCCGCATTTTGACTTTGGGCATGCGGTCGAAGCGCGGTGCATTTCAGAAGCCGAATTTCGCGCCCGCGTCGCGGTTAGCCCGTACGACGAATTCAGGACGAACGAGTCTAAAGCCTGGCGTCGCAGTCAATGGGCCGCGGGCCGCGTCGTCATGAAGAGCGAAGAAGCAGCGTTGGTGCAGAAATGCTTCGAAGCCATCATGCGCAATCGAGACGCGCGGGCGATAATCGAAGGGGCAACGCCGCAGGTCACCTTCCGCGCACAGGTCGGAGCAATCTGCCTGCAAGCGCGTTCTGATTTCTGGGCCCCGGCGGGCGTGCGTCTTCCCAGTGACGGCGGCGAAACCGGCCCGCTAGACGCGGACCTGAAGACAACGGACAGCCTGCACGATTTCGAACCGCAGGCGATAAACCTGGGCTATGACCATGCAGCGGTTTTTTATCGTGCCGTCATTCGTTTAGTTCTCGCGCGCCTGGGCGGCGTGCCTGAAGACGAACTGCCTTTTGTGCGGCGTTTATTCATCGCCGTGGACAAATCGCAGTTTCCGCAATGCACGGTTTACAGCCCAACGGACGAACTGCTGGACATCGCGGAACGCGAAGTGATGGGCACGCCTGATGAACCCGGACTGCTGCCCCGCCTCATTTCGCATTACGTCACGAACAATTGGCCAGGGGCTCCGGAGCGCGGGGTAATCAAAGCCCCTTACTGGAAGAGGAAGAAAGCGAATGCCTGACCTTTCACAGATGTTCCCGAACGCGACTGCGTCGACGCGGGCGAAGAACCCGGCGCTATTCGGTCTCGCGCTCGCGCCGTTCGGACCCGCGCCGTTGTTTCTGCCCGTCGCGGCCTCGGCGATTGTACCGGAAAAGCGAATACGGCAAAAAAACGGCCCGAAACTGAACAAAACCGAATCCGCGTTCATGGACCATTTGCGGTTCTATTTTGAACCAAAGTATATTTACGCGCAGGCGATAACCCTGCAGCTGGCGAACGGGCTGCGCTATACGCCGGATTTCGTCGTAATGGGGCACGGTGCGAAAAGTGACCTTCCGCCCCATTGCTTCGAAGTGAAGGGGCCGCACGCCTGGGAAGACTCGCTAGTAAAGCTGAAAGTCGCGGCGCGGACGTATCCATTTTTCAAGTTTACTTTGGCTTGGCGCAAAGGGCGCGCGGAGCCGTGGCAAACGCAAGACGTTAAACCTTAGGCAATGCAATGGACTGGCTAAACCTTCACACTTCAACCCTGGATTCTGCCGCGTTTCTCGGTTCCACTCCGGTTCAGCGCGCGACTTGGCTGTGTGTTTTACGCTATTGTGTCGGGCAAGAGAACGGCGGACGCATAGAAAACGCGCGCGAGTGGTCAAATAGAAAATGGCAGCAGCTATGCAGGGTAACGTCGCGGGAAGTAGCGGCGGAATCTGATCTTTGGCACTGGGAGGACGGTTGCCTGGTCGTCGCGTATTATCCTCTGGAGAAGGAAGAAGAAGTGCAGCGGAACCGTAAAAACGGACGACTTGGAGGGCGTCCGCATAAAAACCAGGTGGGTACCCAGATGGTTAACCCAGAAGAAACCCCGGGGTTCGATTCCGCCGAAACGGAAGGGAATAGGAAGGGAAGGGAAGGGAATAGGAAATACATACAGGAGGGTGGGTCCGAAAACCACCTGGTTTTAGAATCCGCAAACCCCGTTCCGTTTCCCGCGCCTGACGCCCCCGTCAAAACGCCCGACCAGCTGCGCGCAGAACGCCTTTTCCGCCGTCGCCCGACAACGCCCTGGGCTAAAGCCGAACTGACTGCCTGGCGTGCATCGCGGGCCGCAATCGAAGGCACGCACGGCGACGACTGGGAACTGCTGGAGTGGTTCTACGCCCAGCCCCAGGGTAAGACATACGCGCGGCGCGACCTGGCGACCCTGTTGAACAACTGGACGGGGGAAATCGACCGCGCCCGCAAATACCAAGCCGGAAACGGCGGCAAGCTGTCGCCCAAATATCAAAACGCCTTTTGAGCCCATGAACACGACGACCCAACGAACGGAACAAACGCTGCCATTGGCCGAACTTGTCGGCCAAGTGGAACAGCCGCCCGCCCCACCTATCGACCTTGACGCAGTCGGCGAACAGTATCTGCGCGAAGCCCGCCTCAAAACCGCAATCGACCGCTGGCACGCCTATTGCCCGCCGAAATTGAAGACAACGGACTGGCAGCACGACGACCTGGTGCCATATGCCGCACAACACCGCGTCGTTTTGGCGTGGAAGGGTGGAGAGCGCGGCATATTGGCTGCGGGGCCTACAGCACGCGGAAAAACGCGAGCAATGTGGGCTCTGATGAAACGGCTTTCCGAAGAAGGCCGAGAATGTCGCTTCTTTACTGCCGCTTCGTTTTTCGCCGCCCTGCAGTCGCAAGTTTCCTACGGACGGGAAACCGCGTTCGATTGGTTGCTGTACCTCGCGAAAATTCCGATTTTATTTATCGACGACCTGGGGCAGGAAGCCGTTCAAGCGAATAAAATGGAGTGGGCGCAAGGCTGGCTGTTGCAGCTATGCGACATGCGCGTGGGGCTCGGGCTCCCGCTCTTTGTGACGACGAATATTAGCGCCCGGGACATGACAGAACCCACGCAGCAAATCCGCGCGGACCCGCTCATTCGTCGCCTGTTGGACCTGTGCGACGTAGTAAAATTCTGGGACGAGGAGAAAACCCGATGAGAACCATACAGGAGTTTATCAAGGCGGAAGCGGACGCGGCGCGATACCTCTACGGTTTGCCGTTTGATAATATCAAAGTGACCGAAGAGCCCGGGTCGATGGCCTGCACCGTCGCATGCTTTGGCGAATGGGCTTTCGCTCCGACGATTGACGAAGCGTGCGCAGACCTGGCAAAACGGCTAGCTACGCCGGACGGTATCGCGAAAGAAAAGCGCGCCCGTGCGGCGCGACTGATGGCGGAAGCCGACGTAATCGAGAAAGCGAGGTGCGTATGAATTTCTATCAAGGCGTTTACGTGATGAGTGGCAAAGTGGGCCGTTTGACCTTCGAGGCGGAAGACGCGGATCAGGCGCAACAACTCGCGAGCAAATGGGGTGTCGGCGTCGAAGGGGAGGCAGCGGCCCTTCATTCCGCAACCGCTGATGCGATTCCCGAAGCCTACGACGTCAAGACGGCCTGCAGGCTGTTGGGCGGGATTTCGCGCAAGACGCTCTACCGTGAATTAATACTCGGCAACCTACAGCGAATCCCAAACACGCGGCGCGTTCTGGTCACGCGTAAGTCGATAGAAAAACGCTGTCGTTCATAACCATGAGCTACGCCGCAGAAACAAAGGTGTCAGTCGAACGCACTCGATACGAAATCGAAAAGGCTCTCGCATCGGCTGGGGCCTGCCGCTTCGCCTACCTGTCCGACGCCGGAAGCGCGATAGTTGCTTTCGAGTTCAGGAATAAACTTGTCCGTTTCACCCTTCCTTTGCCGGTTTCCGAGGAGTACGCCCTAACCGCTGCCAAACGCCTTCGTTCAAATAAAGAGCGTCTCGCAGCGCAAGCGCAGGACCATCGCGCACGCTGGCGGGCCCTGGGCTTAGGGATAAAAGCAAAGCTCGTTTTCGTGGAAAGTGGGATTCGCACGTTTGAGCAAGAATTTCTCGCCGACTTTGTCATGCCGAACGGAAAGACGCTTGGCGAATCGGCCATCCCTCAACTCGACGACGCCGCGAAATCCGGACGCATGCCAACCCTTTCTCTCAGCGCATGAGCACGATTATATTAGACAACGCGATTATTACACTCGCGAACATTTACCGTTTCGAGGGCGTCACGTTCGAATGGCATTATTTTTGCGGCCCGATGCTCTGTCGAAAAGACGGCGAGCCATCCAAACGCAAGCCCGGGCCCGCGTTCTATGCGCTCGCGAACCGCTGGAACAAACTCAGCACAGAAGAGAAAGAGAAAACCCGCATATGAGCGCGAGCACGATTCTCAAGGAGTATCAGGCAAGAATCGCGGAACTTGAGTTTCGCATCGGCTGTCTGAAGGCGGAACACAAAGAACGCGAAAAACAACTCACGGAGCAGCGTGATATTTCAAAGCTGGCTGTGGATTTGAGCACGCCGTGGGAAAAGGCGATTATGGCGGACGCTGCCGAGAAGGTGAGAAAGGCGGAAGCGCGCGCGGAGAAAGCGGAGAAGGAGCGCGAACAGTTAGCGGCGTGGAAGAACGAGGCGCTTATTCTTGAAGCTCAATGGGACTGCCAGTCGATCGCCAAATTACTGGGCATGCCCCTAGGCGTGGATATTCGCAAGAACATCGAACCTGCGATTCGTGCGTTGAAAGCGCGGGTAGCCAAGCTCAACGACGCCCTGCGGAAAGTCTGGTTCACTGATGATTTGCCGAAGCATTTAGAGGAACTGATAGAGCCGCTACTTGAGACCCCGGCGCCGACGAAGGGAAATCAATGCTGCTGGGAAGGCTGCACCGCGCAACGCTTGGAAAATTACGACTACTGCATGCTGCATTTGTTGGAGTCACGGAAGGGGGCGAAATGAAAACCTCCGAAATGGTGAGGCTAGTCAGATATGAATTCGGGTGCGCCAATAAAGCCAGCGCTCCGGCTTGGCTCTTGGTTTGCGTGGGGAAGTTGTTTCAGCGATACGAAAACGCGCGGAACGCCAAGCTTCACGATCTCGCAAATTTCCATATTTGCTCCGCGCATGATGTGCTTTTGGCGTGGAAGTTCAGGGAGCGCCTAGAAGCACAGATAGGGTCTATTCCAAAAGCTCTGTCCTACACCCCAAAGTTACAGGCTACGCCGTGAACCCCGACCAAATCAAAGAGCAGATCCGTTACCACATGCGGGAGATCGAACGCCTGAAACATGAAGCGGCGCTTCACCGGCAACTCGTCGACGGGCTAAACGCGATGCTCTGGGAAGAGACGATGAAACTCTGTCTGCCTGCCAAGGCCATCAAACCATGAACACCGTTCTTTGCCCCGACTGCGTCGGGCGTAAATGGGTCTGGGACTTCCGAGCGGACCGCCCGGTTCGTTGCCCTACCTGCGATGGCAGGGGAACGATAACCGAACTCGCCCGACCCCGCGCCGCGTGCTGCCGCGTTTGGCTGCGGTTGTGCGCATTATTCCGCGCCGTTCGATACAAGGGAAGGGGGGACGCGACATGACACCCAACGAAACCGCCGCTGTTCTGGCGCAGGCCGTGCGAGACATGCGTGCAAGCAAATGTTCAATTCAATCTCGCGCCGTTGTGTATGCTGCCCTCGCCGCCTACGAAGAAGCTGCGAAAGCCGTGCCAGTTAGGCAGGACGAATTCGCCATGTCTATTTTCGATGCACGCGAAGCCGAGCGCGCCAGGGCGGACACGGGAGGCGCATCGTGACGCCAGAACAGCAGCAAATGAAGATCGGCGATAAAGTGAAGTGGATGAAAGTAACGCAGCGAGGCAGCGCGATTACGTTCAGCACTAAATATGGCACGATTGAATCGTTCGGGTTTGGAATGGTGCGCTTCGCTCGTGTGAAGATTCAGGAAAGCTCTCGTCGCCAAATGATCGCCGTTACCGAGCTTGTTCCACTGTCGAAGCCATCGCCCGTAATGGACGTGTTCAACGCTCTGGTTGCAGAGAAGGAAGCGCAATGCCCACGAAACCCATGATTCCCTGCCGTGCAACCGGCTGCTCTGCCCTGGTGACGTCCGGCTTCTGCCTTCTGCACAAAGCCCAGGGCAAGCAAGCATGGCAGGACTACGAACAGAACCGGCGGCGTTGCACCCCTGCCCTGGCCGAAGCTGCTGACATCCGCTCGACGTCGCAATGGCAGAAGGTGCGCAAGCTACACCGTGCCTTGTATCCGCTTTGCTGTGACCCGTTCGGCTATCACGCAGACATGCCAGCAATGAACCAACAGAGTCACCATATCATTCCGCTAAGTGAACGGCCTGACCTCGCGTTCGTTCTGTCCAACCTCGGGCCCACGTGCACGCGTTGCCATGCCCAGGTCGAAGGGATGGAACGAGCGGGCAAGCCTACTGCGTATCTGTTCAATGGATACCAGGCAAACACCCTACCTGGTCCCGCGATCGGCTGACGCGTTTTTACAAATGGTTGAATTGTAAATATTTACAAATGAAATGTAAAAATGTAAAATTTTACAACCCGGGGGGAGATGTAAAAGTTTTGGGGGTAAGCGGTCACACCGACCCGCTAGCTTTCGCAAAAACGTATCAAGTTTCGAATACCCCAACCCATTTGCTTTAGAGCTCACAGAAACCGCATTTTTTCCTTATGTTTAAAGGTGATTATCCGAAGAACTGGAAAGAGATTTCGCGGGCTTGCCGCGAACGCGCGGGAAACCGTTGCATTCGCTGTGGTCACGCGAACGAAATTGAAACCGGCTACGTGTTGACGACGCACCATTTCAACGGGGACAAATCCCTGCAAGAATGGTGGAATCTTTTGGCCCTCTGCCAGCGTTGCCATCTTAGTTTTCAGGGGCGAGTTAACCCCGAACAGCCTTACATGTTCGAACATTCCGAGTGGCTGAAACCCTACGTTGCGGGTTTCTATGCGTGGAAGTACGAGGGCCGATTGATCACGCGCGAGGAAGCGGAAGCGCGGCTGGACGAACTGCTGGCCTACGAACTCCAAGCATGACCGCCTACTACTACAAGTCGCCAAACACCCCCGGGCATCTGGTCTCCAAAGATCTTGGCCTATCTCACGTCACGAAGTTATCAATACATTTTCCATTGCATGGAGTCGCTTACGTTAAAGCGGAATTCTTTTTGACCGTGGGACAAGCGGAAGCGGTCGCAACGACCTTAAAGAAGTTTGAAATCCGAGAAAAAAAGAAGGCAAAACGATGAACCAAAAACAATGCCATAAGAATGCCATTCCTATCCCAGATGCGGAGGACTTCACCGCGTCGCCCGAATATCAAGCGTGGGTCGAAAGCATGGCAGAGCATTGCCGCTGCGCTCGGGATCGCCCTTGCGACGGCGTGCTTGCCGGTGGTTTCTGTGATGACATTCAGGACGAAAACGAACTTTGGGAGGAAGACGACAATGGGTAGTCGTGGCCCAGCGTCCAAAAAAGGGACCAGTCTGAAGTTCACGCCCGGGGTTCCGGACGCGCCCGAGTGGCTGGACGAAGTTGCCCGCGAGGAGTACGCCCGAGTTTCCGCCGAGATGGAAAAAGCGGGCCGCGATTATCTGCAGCAAGTGGACCTGTCAGACCTGCTAACGTACGCCCAGGGCTATTCTGACGTTGCGCGCCTGACCGTCAAAGTTCGAGAGACGGGGGAAACTCTGCAAAGTGCGAGGGGTGGTTTCTATCCGAACCCGGACAACAACGCGCTGCAGATGGCATACAATCGAATGAAGGCTGCGGCGGGGCGGCTTGGGTTTTCGCCGTCAGACCGCAACCGCATCGGCAGCAAAGCAACGGGCAAACAAAGGGACGACCCTCTTTCCAATTTCGTATGAACAAACCAATTTACGCAGCGGCAGACGGGCTTGGGCAGATCAGGCTTTTTGTGATTGAGAACGGCAAACCGCGTGCGTTGACCCTGGCGGAATGGGTTTCGCTCCTCGACGCGAGGGGCCTGCGACAAGGAGAAATGCAGCTGATCAAGTTGGGAGCGGAGGACGCAAACGAAGGGTGGATTCCGGTTGCCCGCATGCTGCCGGAAGCGAACGTGAAACTCCTGATTTATTCGCCGAACCGATACGGGGCGCGCGAGGGAGAGTACACAGACAGTGGAATATTTGTAGACGTATTCGGCAACCCGGCCCCAGGCGTCGCCTTCTGGAAGTACATAATTTCCCCGACGGGATGAACGACCTGGTCACAGCATACGCACGCGACATAGTGGAGGGGCGGTTACTTGCCTGCCAATGGGTCAAGCTCGCTGCAGAAAGACACCTGCGAGACCTGAAAGACGCCCGCTTCGTGTGGGATATTGCCGAGGTAAACGCCCGGTTGAAAATGTGCGAGACGATGAGGCACTACAAAGGACGGTTCAAAGGCATGCCGTTTGTGCCCGAACCCTGGGAAGGGTTCATTATTGGTTCAATTTTCGGCTGGAAATTGAAGGAAAATGGGCTGCGCCGCTACCGCTACGGCTTCGTGAAAGTTCCGCGCAAGAACGGCAAGACCTGGTTGGCGGCGTGCGTCGCTTTAATGATGATCATTGCCGGGGGACAGCTGGGACGTAGTGGGCGGTTCGATACGGAGGGCGGCGCGGAAGTCTATTTCGTCGCGACCAAGGAAGACCAAGCGAAGATCGGCTGGAACGACTGCACGAAAATAATTAAGCGTTCCCCGGGTTGGTCCGAACGCCTGGACAACCGGGTAAAGGAGATTCGCTGCGACGCGAACGACGGCATTTGTCGTCCTCTCGGTTCTGATTCCGATTCGCTGGATGGGTTGAATCCCTCCTGCGCGATTAAAGACGAGCTGCATGCGTGGAAAGATCGGGCGTTGTGGGACCAAATTGACGACGCATTCGGCGCGCGGGCCCAGCCGATTGACTTTATCATCACGACGGAAGGCGCGATTCGGAACGGGATCCATGACGAAATCGACAAGCACGCGCGCGATGTGCTGAAGAGTGACGGCACTTACTCGGACGAAACGTTCTTTGCGATCATCTATAGCCCGGACGAAGGCGACGACCCGTTTGACGAAAAGACATGGGAGAAGGCGAACCCGAACCTGGGCGTCTCAAAAAGTCTCGAATACATGCGCGACCAGGCGGCGAAAGCGCGTCTGATGCCGGGGAAATTGTCCGCATTTCTGACGAAGCAACTGAATTTGCGCCAGGATCAGGATGAAACTTGGCTCGTTCTGGATCAGTGGGACGCTTGCAAGGGCGTCGTCGACCTCGATGCCCTGCGCGGCGCGCCTTCTTTTGGAGCAATCGACCTCGGGCGCGTCAACGATTGGTCGTCGTTTTGCCAGGTTTTCCCGTTCTCGGATGGGTCATTCGCCTACGATTGGTCTTACTGGATACCGGAAGAGACGTTCCGCGCGCTGAAAAAAGACGGTCGAATCCCTGTTGATGTGTGGCGGCGGCAGGGATCGCTCTTCGTGACGGACGGCAACGTAACAGACTTTGCGATAATAGAGGAGTTTATCGCGAAGCGGTCGGAGACTCACCCCATGCAGGAGTTTTGTTACGATCCGATGTTTGCGCACGAAACTGCAATGAGGCTTCGCGACGATCACGGGCTTAACGTCATTGAGTTTCGGCAAACGTTTACGAATTACACCCCGGCGTGTTCGCAGTTCGAACGGATTCTACTCGGGGGACAGATGCGGCAGAACGGGCACCCCGTTGCGCGATGGAACGCGGGCAATGTAGTGCTGCGAAAGGGGCCAAGCGGGAACATGATGCCCGACAAAAACAAAAGTGCGGCGAAGATTGACGGTATCACAGCGGCCCTGATGGCGACGGGGCGCGCAATGGTGGCGCCCGCGCAGCAATCGCCCGGCCTGTTCTTCCTCTCATGAACGTAAACGTCGAACGATACCTGACGCCGAAGGGCATAGCCGACGCCCTGGACAGGGACTACGGGCTGCAGCTGAGTCCGGATTACATCCGCGCGATTCGTCAAGAGAGTATAAGACGCGGGGAAGAAACTTTTATAGGTGGATTCGGTAGAGCTTCAGACGTATTCAGGTTCCTTCAGAAGAATCCGGGTTTCTCGCGCCGTATGGCAAAAAGGGGTACAAAGAAAACCTAAGCGGCTGCAAATGGTTTAAGTAGGTGTTATTTGGTTACAACTGGCCGGAAAAGGCGTATCGGTAAAGTTGCTACATGGCGTTAGGGCTTTCACGTAGAGCAACGTGGCCGAGCGAAACGCCTTAACTTTACTCCAAGAAGACCAAAAACGCGCAACCATTGCAGCGGGTGCGCGCGTTCAGAAGCGGTCTTCCGGGGTCGATAATCCGGACCAGCAATTTTTCGAAACGGTTTTTGGCAGGGGGACGTCGGTTTCTGGTGCGGCGGTCAATGAATACACCGCGACAAGTTTGGAAACGCTAGTCGCATGCGTCGCGATTCTGGGGGACATGGTCGCGCAGCTGCCGTGCAAGCTGTATCAAAAGACTGCGGCGGGATCCGAGGAAGCGACGCAACATCCATTGTTCGACTTGCTGAGCTATTCGCCGAACGACAACCAAACCGCGTTTGAATTTCGGCGGTTTGCGCAATGCGCGGCGGGACTTCGCGGCGATGGGCTTGGACGCATTCGGCGGGATCGAAATTATACAATTGGCGCGGTTGAACCGTTGGCGAACGCCGACGTTCAAATTCAAAAACTCAGTTCCGGGCGAGTGGTCTTCCACGTATCCGGAGAACCCACACCGCTTACACGTGCAGACGTTTTCCACGTCTACGGGTTCACGCGGAACGGTTATTCTGGCTGTTCCCCTCTCAGTTTGCTGCGTGAGACGATCGGAAACGCGCTTTCCGAACGCGAACACGCGAGCCGCATGTTCACAAACGGCGCGAAGTTTCCCGGCTATTTGATCGCGCCACTGAACGCGACACCCGCGCAGCTGAAAACGATTCGTGACGAGTGGGAGAAGAATCAATCTGGCGTCCAAAACGTCGGCAGGACACCACTACTTGCCGGGGGACTCGACTATAAAACGGTAGGCATGACGGCGGAAGACGCCCAACTGCTGCAGTCGCGGGAGTGGGACGCGGGTGGAATTGCGACGTTTTACCGGATGCCCCCGCACTTGTGCGGACTTACGAGCAAATCGACCAGCTGGGGCACAGGCATCGAACAGCAAACTCAGGGTTTTTTAAATTTCACGCTGAACCCGTGGCTCACCGCGTGGGAACAGAGCCTTTCATTTTCAATGCTCACCCCTGCGGAGCGAAAGGCAGGGCTCTTCATTCGCTTCACCCGGGCCGCACTCATGCAGATTGATGCGACCTCACGCGCGGCGTTTTACCGCACGATGCGGGACATCGGGGTTTTCTCAATCAACGACATTCGTCGCAAAGAAGAACTCAACGACCTCCCCGACCATATCGGCGACAACTATATGCAGCCGTTCAACGGCTCAGGGGGAGCGGCCCCCGCGCGCACGCACGAACAGCCGCAGGAAGCTCAACCGCAGGAAACACCATGAAGATTGTTCCATCCCCATCCGTCGAACGTCGATACACCGCGGGAGTTGTTGAGCGGCGCGCAGCCGAGGACGGGACCGTCACGCGCAATGTTCGCGGGTACGCCGCTACGTACGGAAACCTTTCCTCAAATCTCGGAAGCGATTCGTTTCCGTTTTTCGAAATCGTTGAACCTGGCGCGTTCGACGACGTGCTGAAAGATGATGTTCGCGCGCTGTTCAATCACGATGCGAATTTGATTTTGGCGCGGAGCAAAAACGGCGAGGGCACGCTGAAAATTGGCTCCGATAATCTGGGGCTTTGGTACGAATTCGAAGCCCCGAAAAATAGCGCTGGAGAGGATTTGCTTGTCAGCTTGGATCGCAAGGACGTGGACCAGTCTTCGTTCGCGTTCACCATTGCGCAGCAGGCGTTCGAAGAGTCGAACCAGGGCGGAAAGATTATCACGACGCGGCGAATCAAAAAAGTCGCCAAGTTATACGACGTTTCGCCTGTCACGTATCCAGCGTATCCCGACACGTCGGTTGCGGTGCGAAGCCTCGAAGAATTTCAACGCGCCCAGGCGGGTGCGGAAAAACCAACCCCTGAACTGCACTACTGGGCGGCACGTTTGGGGATTTTATAAACACGCCCCTCAAATCAAAATGAGTAAACGTATCCAAGAATTGGAGTCGAAGCGCGGCGTGGTTCGCAAGGATCAAACCGCTTTGGTAGAATTGGCACGCACTGAAAAGCGCGAACTAACCGGCGAAGAAATCGCCAAGATTAAAGCGCTCCGCGACCAGGAAGAGAACCTGACGGAAACGCTGATGATCGAAAATCGCTCAATCGCGATCGAAGCCGGGCGGGAGCCTCATCTTTCCGGGAAGGAGACGAAGGACCTTTCGAAGTTTAGCTATGTTCGCGCAATTAACACGCTGCTGAACGGCCAGCCCCTCGACGGTCTGGAAGCTGAGATGCACGCGGAAGGAAAGAAGCAATACCGCGAAGCCGGGATCACAATGCAGGGAAATTTCATTGTTCCCGGCATAGTCGCGCACTACGCAGGCACGGAACGCCGTGACTTGACACAGACCGGCGGCACGAACGGAGACCAGGGCGGTGTCTTGGTGCAAACGACAGTCGGCTCACTGATCGAACGACTGCAGGCAAAGCTGCTCGTCGCCCAGTTTGGCGCGACGAAACTGGACAATCTCGTCGGCAATGTGGCGTTCCCGGTTGTCGTTCCTGATGACCAAGCCGCAGAGAAAGCCGAAACTGCGGCGGCAAACGAAAGTTCGCCGACCTTCGGAAGCAAGACACTCACGCCGCACCGCTTGCCGGTCTTCGCGGAGTACTCCCGGCAATTGCTTGCGCAAACGAACAATCCGTCGATTGAAGCGTTTCTGCGTGATGATTTGGGCTATCAAATCGCCGCGCGCATGGACGCTGCGGCAATCAACGGCTCGGGCACTGACCCTGTCCCGCGCGGAATCCTGAATACTACGGGAATTGGTTCCGTGGCTGGTGGGACGAACGGGCTTATTCCAACCTGGGATAACATCGTCGACCTCGAAACCGAAGTTGCGATCGACAATGCCGACGTGGGAAATCTCGGCTACCTCGTGACTCCAGGACTGCGGGGCCGGTTGAAGAAAACTTTGATCGGATCGAACACCGGTATTTTCCTCTGGCCCGTTGGTTCGAATGAATTGAACGGTTACAAGGTCGGCGTTTCGACGCAGGTTCCCAGCAACCTGACGAAGGGCACTTCAGCGGGCGTTGCGCACGCGATCATCTTCGGCAACTGGAAGGACCTGATTCTGGCCACGTGGGGCGGCATTGAGTTCCTGGTTAATCCCTACAGCCGCGACACCGAAGGGCTGATTCGCATCAATGCGTGGACCTTCTACGACGTGCTTGTTCGTCGTCCGCAGTCCTTCGCGGCGATGAAAGACGCTCTCATCGCTTGATTGATTTGAAGCGCGGGGGTTTCTCCCCGCGCTTTTGAAACGCAGCACACCCCACGCATCAAAATGAACATCAAAATTATTCGTAATACGGTTGCAGACGGAAAAGACGTTTTCGAAGGCGACAAGTTAGACGTTGAACATTCGACCGGGCAGGAATTGATCGCCGCGCGGAAGGCCGTGCGGTTGGACGAAAACGGCGAGGGAGAAAGCCCGTCTACCGAAACCGCGCATATTGTCCCGAAGGATCACGCCGCTGGTGAGGCAGAAGACGCCAGCGCGGACCCCGCGCGGAAGCGGAAAGGCAGATAGTTAGCTTTGTGTAGGCAGTCTGTGGATACATAAACCGGGTCTCTTCTTCATGTCGATAACGTACAAACTCGTAACTCCCCCTGCGGTTGAACCATTCACCGTAGAAGAAGCTATGAGCTTTTGCCGCGTGGACGACGAGGAAGAGACGCCGCTTGTTGCCGACCTCGTGAAAGCCGCGCGGGAATATGTCGAATTGCATACCGGTCACGCGCTGATTCGGCAGACGTGGAAAGCGACGATTGATCGTTGGCCGCAATATGCGAACGCAAGCGGCTGGAGGGATAACCGGCGGATAACGCTTGAAAAGTTCCCGCTCATTTCCGTTGACGAAGTCGCATACTACGACGCGAACAACGTTCAAAACACGTATCTAACGGACCAATACATTTGGGACGCCGGCGGCGATGGTGTTTTTGGATTCCTGGAACGAAACCACGGCTCGGATTGGCCAGACATTTACGACCGGGCCAACGCGATTTCTATAACATTTAAAGCAGGGTACGGCACGAACGGGGAGGCGGTTCCTGCGATGCTGAAACACGCGATGAAACTGGTCATTGAGAATTTCTACAGCCAGCGCGACCCGGTCAACACGGGCAACATTGTCACCGAAGTTCCTCTGAATCTTCGGCACCTGGTCGAATCGCACCGGGTTGCCGGGTGGGTCGCATGAGCTTGCGTCTTCCAGTTCTTGTCAGCGGCGACAGTCGGACGCAGCTGCTCCCCGCGACAGATCCGGCAACCGGCCTGCCGCTGACGATTCCAATCACGGCGACGCTGATTTTCACGGCGAAGCATTCGAAGTACGCGCCCGATGTTGAGGCGGTTTTTCAGAAAGTTTCCGGGGCAGGGATCACTTTCAGCGGTTCCACGATCACGGTTGAAATCGTTTCCGCGGACACTGAGCCGCTGGAGGAATACACGGACCTGGTTTGCGACGTGCAAATGCAGGACGTTTCCCTGGGCATCCTCACAATTTGGGAAGGTGTCTTGCCGGTTCGTATTGGCGTCACGCAAGAAACAATGACCAGCGTTCCGGTTTACACGCAAAACCCTCCGTTGCCAGGCGGGGGCGGCGACATGTACACCGCCGTTTACGATCCGGACTTAGACGGCAAAGTAATTGCAGCAGTTCAAGCGGACGTTGTTCCGTGGGCGGGCGTCACCGGACATCCCACGACGCTTGCTGGCTATGGCATCACGGACGTTCCCGGCGGGGGCGGCGACATGCTGAAGAGCGTTTATGACCCCGACAACGACGGAAAAGTGTCGTCGGCTGTGGCTGCTGATTCCGTCCCCTGGGCGGGCATTACAAGCAAGCCAGCCACTTTCCCGCCTTCTGCCCATTCTCACGCTCAAAGTGACGTGACGGGGCTAGTTTCGGCCTTGGCTGCGAAGGCAGACGGCGCGTCGCTTTCCGCGCACGTTGCGGACACGGCAAACCCTCACGCTGTCACGAAAGCGCAAGTCGGGCTCGCACTGGCGGACAACACGCCCGACACGGGGAAGCCCGTAAGCACGGCGATGCAAACCGCTCTCGACGGCAAGGCGGCATCCTCGCACACGCACGCGACGGCGGACGTTATTGGCTTTGCTGCAGCGGCTGCGGCAGCTGCGCCCGTGCAGAGCGTCGCGGGATTGACCGGCGCAATGACGGCGGCGGCACTGCGCACGGCGCTTTCCCTGGTCGTCGGCACGGACGTTCAAGCGTTTGACTCCGACCTGGCTGCCATCGCAGCCCTCACGACAACGGCTTTCGGTCGCTCCCTGCTGACGCAAGCGGATGCAACTGCGATTCGGGCCACGATCGGCGCGGGTGTTTCCAATTTCGACGGCGTTTTCGCGTCGCTCACGAGCAGACCCACGACGCTCGCCGGGTACGGAATCACGGACGCGCAGCCCCTCGACGCCGATTTGACCGCCATTGCGGCCCTCACGACTACCGGGTTCGGGCGTTCGCTCCTCACCCAAGCCGATGCGGCAGCAGCCCGCGCGACGATCGGGGCCGGTACGTCGTCATTCGATGGCGCGTTTTCGAGTCTGACCGGCGCGCCGACGACTTTGGCGGGCTATGGCATAACAGACGCCCAGCCGCTTGACGCGGACCTCACGGCAATCGCCGCTCTTACGACGACCGCGTTCGGTCGGAGCGTATTGACGCAGGCAGATGGGCCCGCGGTGCGAACGCTGATCGGTGCAGGTACTTCGTCGTTTGACGGCGTGTTCAGTTCGCTCACTTCCAAACCCACGACGTTGGCAGGCTACGGCATTACCGATGCCCAGCCGTTAGATTCAGACCTGACAGCGATTGCCGCACTGACGACGACAAGTTTCGGGCGAAGCGTTCTCACGCAAGCGGACGCCGCAGCGGTGCGAACTTTAATCGGCGCGGGGACCTCTTCGTTTGATGGCGTCTTTAGCTCCTTGACCTCGATTCCAACAACCCTTGCGGGCTACGGGATCACGGACGCGCAAGGCTTGGATTCGGATCTCACGGCGCTCGCCAACAACGCAACAAACGGAATGTGGGCGCGGACGGGCGCGGGAACTGGAGCCGCGCGAACCATCACAGGGACAACAAATCAGGTCACCGTCACGAATGGAGACGGCGTATCCGGAAATCCAACACTCGCACTTCCGCAAGATATTCACTCGGGCGCGTCGCCAACCTTTGCGGCTCTTACCATTACCGGAGGGGCGGTAATCGAAGGTCTCACCTATGGGCGCGGCGGTGGTGCAGCCTCCACAAATACCGCTGTCGGCGTCAATGTGCTCCTTGCAAATACGGTTGGCGGCTCAAATACCGGCGTCGGGCACGCCAGCCTAACTTCTAACACGACGGGCACCCAAAACGCGGGCCTTGGACGGCAAAGCCTGAATTCAAACACGACGGGTTCAAACAATATGGCTATCGGTAGAGCTGCCATGCAGTCGAACACGACGGGTTCCCAGAATACGGCAGTAGGCACGCAGGCACTACAGAACCTAAATATCACGGACGGGAGCAACGGTAACAATACCGCAATCGGCTTTAGTGCAGGGCTGGGAATTACGACGGGGACGGGAAATACAATCATCGGGGCAAACGTCACGGGGCTGAGTAGCAGCCTCACGAATAATATAATTCTCGCGAACGGCACGGGCGCAATCAAAGCGCAGCACGACGGCACGGATTGGACGTTTACTTCAGGAATAAAGACCGCGAATCCATCGGGCGGAACCGCGCAAATTGTGAAGTTCGGCTCATTCGTGTCGGGCGCTCCGACAGCAACCGGCTATCAACAAATAGAAATCGCTGGAGTGGCATACAAGCTTCTCGCAGTGGCCGCTTAAAATGAAACCGCCTTTTTTAATCGAAGTCCCTAACTTCCGCCGGGAGTTTTTAGAGGAAGAGAAGCCTGTGTTCTTCAATCGGCTCACGGAAGCGGAGCAAGAGGAGTACACAGCGCAGCAAATAAACAATCGCATGAACGTGTGGTCCTGCATGATTGCGGCGCGCGCGTATAACATAGCAATGATACTCTGCGCTGTCGTGATTGTGACGGGCGGGGCCCAACTTTGGCAGATAATCCAGCACGTTGCCGGGAGTTTACTGGGGATCAAATGAACAAGATGCGCCGTTTTTTCCGGAAGCTCTCATTCCCCACCGCGTCGGAAGTCGCGGCGAAGGCGAACGAGTCTCTTCCGCCGTTTCTCGGGAGTGCATTCAACCGCAAACTCCTATTCGTGGAAGACGACCTGGAAATTCGTATGGTCATGCGGGAGATAATTAAAAAGTACGCTTGCGAAATGGTCGAAGCCGCAGACGGAAAAGCCGCGCTAATCCACTTTGAGCCGAGGAAGTACGATTTGATTTTACTCGACGTGCGCTTGCCGGACATGAGCGGAATCGAGATTTTGCGGACGATCCGCTGGCAAGATCCGCTGCAACCCGTCGCGGTATTTTCGGGCTACTTGGACTCGGCGACCATAGACGAAATATACGCCGCAGGCTGGGCGTTTCTCGGGCGAAAGCCGGACGACCTACGCGACGGAAACGTTTTACGGCTGATGCTCCGCACCGCCGGAATAATCCCGAAACCTGAATTCCTATGAAAACCGCTCTGCTGCTCTTCAAAACGTTTCTACTGTTCGCCTGCACGTTTCTCTTTGTCGCATGCAATTCAACGCTGCAGAAGGAGGGCCCGTACCAGGGGGACAAAGTACTATACGATGCGGACCAGACGATTTCGACGGCGTACACCGCGATTGATGTTTTTGTTTCGTGGGAAAAGGAAAACGCTTCGGCTCTCAGCTCGCAGCCGCAGATACACGCGACAGCTGAGCGTATTAGAAAAAACGCGAAGGAGTGGTTTCGCTCGGCAATTGTACTGCGCGACGCTTACGCAAAAGAACCCACGCCGGAAAAGAGGGCCGCTCTCACTAACGCGATTCAAATTATCCAAGCCGCGCTGACGGAAGCGGCGGGCTACATGCAGAGCAATCCGGCGAAGACCGTTACTGAGCTTTTTCCGCTGACCCTGCCGAATCTCACGTAACCAAACGATTCATACAATGAACCCAGCACAAATCATCTTGCTCGCCAACTCTCTGCTTTCTGCCGTCGAAGTTCTGATTCCAAAAATCTCGGAGCTCACGAAGTCCGGCGAGATCACAACCGACCAGCAAAATCAGCTTCTTTCGCGCATTGAGGCGATTCGCAACGGGTCCGCTTTCGACGGTCCGGAGTGGAAAACGGACGAAGACAAAAAATGAAAGTCGCAAAACTTGAGCTTCGGTCCGTCAACAACGGCGAGAAAGAACCGATAACGTACGCGGGTCTGGTCAAAACCGTGATTTCGGCGTCCGGCCCTACGGGCTTGTCATGCGACGATTTGATTTTGTCCGTCGCAATGCAGACCGAATTAAATTCAGCCGTTGAACGCAAAGCACCGCACGTGCTCTTAAACGACGAACAGAGCGCGTTTCTGAAAGCGAAACTGGAAACGTTTCGCTGGGGGGTGGGTTTGCCTGCGTTCGCTGAGTTTGTGCAATATGTCCGGAATCTGCCGATGGTGGAAGTGGAAGCGAAGACATGATTTCCGCGGGCAAAATGGATCGACGCGCAACTATTCGCAGGACCGTGCAAACGCGCGGCGCAAATGGAAGCGTCATCAATACTTGGCACGACGTAGCCACATTTTGGGTATTTCAGCGGAGCATTTCCGGACGCGAAGCAGTGCTGGCCGCGCGGGACACGGACCAAATTGAATCCGTTTTCGAGTGTCGGTACAGGACCGATTTGACCGCAGCCATGCAGATCGTCGTTGACGGGAATACTTACGACATCGTACGACCGCCTGAAGAAATCGGGCGGAAGGAAGGTTTAAGAATCTTCGGCAAGGTGCACGTAAAATGAGCACGATTGCCGAACATGTTTATTCGACCCTGTCGGGAGATACTGCGCTTGCGGCCCTGGTCGCAGACCGCATTTACCCGCTGGTCGCGCCCGAGGGAACAGCCCGCCCGTTCATTGCGTTCGCCATGATTTCAACCGTGCCGAATGAGACGCACGGCGCGGGCGTGGGCGAGCGTCTAGACGAAAGCATCGTTCAGTTTACCGTCGTCTCTGACGATTACACGGGAGCGGAAGACGTGACGAACGCGTTGCGAGCAGTACTTGAGAACGGAGCGCAGCCCGTCAACGGCAGCACGGAAATTTCCAACATTCGCGAGACGTACGAAAACGACACAGAGCTTTATGTGAAGCAACTCGACGCGAACTTTTTTCACTCAGCATAAACCCAAAATAATCCAATGACAAAGCGCAGCGCAAAAGGGACTCTGTTACAGTACGAATCGGCGACGGGTCCCAGCGTATTCACAACGATTCCGGGCGTGGAAGACTTCACAATTCCACTCGGCGAAAAAGACGAGATCGACGTAACGACTCACGACTCACCAGGTGGAGCTGAGGAAACCGTTTTGGGTATTGCCCGTCTGCCCACGTTCGGAGTTCCCATTATGTGGGACGGGGCGAACACGCATCACAAAGCAATCGTCGCGGCGTACAACGCCGATGCGTCGATGAACCTTAAAATTACCTGCGTTGACGGGCAAGTGGTGTCCGGGCTCGCGCTCGTTAAAACGATCGGGTTCAACGCACCGGTGAACGGAAAATACGACGCGAACGTGTCGTTTAAATGGGCGGCTAAGCCCACGCTAACCGCTCCAGCCTAATGTCCGCGCTATTCACGAAAGTCCTGTTGGATCGGCCCTGGCGCATTCGGTACAGTAACCGCACGATTTACCGTATCCAGACTCTGGATAAACCGCTTGACCTGGCGGAAATCGCCAACCCGCAGCGGTCACTCGCGACGCTGAGTCAATGGCTTTGGGCCTGCCTCGACGAACCGAACCCGTTTGAAACGCCGGAAGACCTTGCGGAAGTTATCGACCTGAACCGAAGCACGGAAATCACGCAGGCGCTTTTAGATTGTGTGAACATGGGAGAGGCCAAAACAGGAAACGCGAAAAAGGACGAAAAAAAAGACGACAGCTTGACGCAATCGCCTTCGCCTACGTCGAGCTAGGACTGACCAAAGAACAATATTTAGATATGGCACCGGCGGAATACCAAGCTTTGCGCCGTGCGTGGCGTAAAAAGGAAAGGCGAACCGCTGAGCTTTTCGCGTCGGTCTGCATTGTTACGAATCGCTCCCTAGGCGGAAAACTCGAACAGTCCGACATCCTGGAATCGGAGGACCCCGAATGTTAAACGCGGACATAGACGGTATTGACGATTTAGCGGCGGCGCTAAACGGAATTGTCGGCAAGGCGCGAAAGACCATCGGAAACGAGGCTGTCATCACCGCATTGACACGGCTTGAAGTTGCAGCGAAACGGCACGCCGAATGGTCGGAAGATACCGGCGCGCTGAAAGCTTCAATCGGAATAAAAGTTAAGCCCTTCCGAAAAGGTAATTTCATTTTCGGAGTGGTCGGGCCGCGCAAAGGTTTTGAGCGTCCCGACCCCAGCGGGAAGGGCACGCGAAACCCGGTGAAGTATGGGCACCTTGTCGAAAACGGAACGTCGCATTCCGCGCCCAGGGCATTCATGCGCCCGGCATTTGCGGAAACCAAGGACGCTATGCTTAACGACCTGGCGCGCGTCATTGGCGAAGGAGTCAAGAAGGAAGCGGAGCGGCAAGCAAAACGTAGGAGAAAGACGAATACACTATGAGTACGACCGTAGGCGAACTGAACGTAAAGCTGAACCTGGAACTCGCGCGCCTGGACGCACAGATAACACAGGCAAACGGGAAGATCGCGCGCATGGGTAAGAAGATGCAGGGCGACATGGGAAGCGCGGGAAAAGCTATTGCGGGGGCGTTCGGAGCAATCGGCGTTAGTTTGTCCGTCGGTGCGCTAGTTGGTTTTGGGAAGTCGCTGATAGACTTGGGTGGCAAAATCACGGACCTTTCAGCCGAAGCGAATATGACGCCGCGCATGTTCCAGCTGATTTCCGCGACTGCGATGGACGCGGGCGTTTCAATGGAAGACGTAGCGCACGCGTCGGAGCACTTGCGCAGTCAACTGCAAACGGCGGCAGAGAACGGCGCGGACCCGCTGAACAAGGCGCTTTCAAAGTTCAATTTGACGGCGGCGGGGCTCCGGGGATTGAAGCCGGAAGATCAGTTTTATGTTTTGGGCAACGTCCTTGCAACGGCGGCGGACAAACAAGCCGCAATGAACCTGGTTTCCGACGTGTTCGGCGCGAAGATCGGGCCGAAAATGCGGACAACGTTGCTTCAGATCGCGGAGGGCTTTGACAAAATCGACACAAGCAAAATCGTTATCTCTGACGACCAGTTGAAGAAGCTGGACGACTTCGGGGACATGATGGGGCAAGTCTGGCTAAAAGCAAAAGTCGCAGCCGTTGACGCGCTGGACGCCATCGGCGAAGGGCTAAAAGGACTCGGCGGGCAACTGGCAGACTTCGGGCGCAAGAATTTCGAAGTCACAAAAGGCAGTTTTTTCGACGAACTCTTTCGCGACAAAAACGAGTTTATCGACCACGCCCCAAACATTTTGCCGGGAGGGGTTGCGGAACACGCACCGAAACCGCAGACCAAAAGTCAGCAGCTGCAAACAGACATGGCGGCGGCGGCACGCAAAGCGCAAGAGGACGCTTTGAAAGCTGACCCGCTTTTAGCTGACCGGGAGCTGAGAGCAAAGACGGCAAAACTCGTGGAGGACATGAAAGTTATGTGGGGAGATAAAGCCGTCGGCGAGTTAATGCAGGATCGCACCCCCGCGAAAAACATGGGCGTTTCTACGGCACCCACGGACGGATACGCGCGCATCGGCTTGCTTACGGGCCAAGTCGCCAACCCGGAACTCAAAAAGCAAACGAGCCTGCTTCAAGGAATCCAGTTAACGTTGGAAAAAATAAACTCGGGCGTTCGTGAATCTGAGGCCGCCTTTGCAAACTGAGGAAAAAATATGGCTGTATTGATGGACTATTTGCGGCCCGGCTATCCGAAACAATCGGTTGACGTAAACAGCAGCCGTTGGACGTACGTTTTTCGGGGGCCGACGGCGACGCTTGCACCGCTGCGACCTGCGGCAAACTCAGGCTTCGACAGCCACGGACTAGTTGAGAGGACGACGATTGAAGAACTCGACAACCCGGATTTTTGCGAAATCACCGTCGAAACTGTGCAGACGTTCGCGCTGACAACGGCCGCAATCACGGACGACCAGTTTCCTTACTGGGAAATCGACCAAGTTCAGATCGAAAAGAATCTGCGTCAGCACCCCGCGTTCATCGGTTTTACCGCTGCGGAGTGGATTGCCATTGATGCGTGGGACCAGGAACTAGACAACGCGCAGCGCCAGGTCTTCAGCTACTGGGTGCGCGACAAGCAGGGCGACCCGGTAGGCAGTCCAATCACGTTGACGGGGACAACGACGACCGGTCCGAAAGGTTTCGCGGTCTTGCGGCTACTGGGCGTCGAATCGTTTCTAGACTTCGCCCCCGTCGTCCGTAAAACGTCAAAATACAGGGGAAGCACAGCCCCTTCAAGCGCGGACGCTGGGCAGAAGGTGACCGCCCCGACGTATGCTCCCAGTGGGTACGAATGGCTAAAGACTGCAGACCGAGTTTCGAAAACGGGCTCGCGTTCGAATGAATGGACGCGGCAAGAGGAATGGACCGGCGCGCGGAAAGTTCTGCTTGATAAAGACGAACTCTTCACGACGTGAAAATTCCTGGCGAAGTAGCCCCCGGTGAGGCGATAAGCGCGAAGGCGTTTAACGAGTTGGTGCGTTACGTGCGCTCCCTGCACCTACGGGGAGGGCCAGGCACGCGCGTTTCTCGTAGTGCCGTTGGAACTACGGTTTCCGCGTCGGCGAAGGCTGCGGGCGGGTCCTCGAAGTCTTCATCGCTCGTTCATCCGTTCATGATTTCGGACGCTTCGGCAAGCGGCGCGGCGTTTTGTCAGGTACGCTTCGGAACCATTAACGACGTCACGCCGACGGGAATTGCAACGAATCTTTCGCTAACCTCGGCGGCAGTGTGGCGGGTTTACCTCAACGCGACGCTGAATGACGCGGGCGCGATTACTGCGGCGGCGGTCACGGCGGCGACGGGGGCGCAGCCCGCCGACACTCGCACACACGCCTACGTCACGCTTGGTCTGGTCACGGTCGTTAGTGGTTTGTCCGTTTCGCAAATTGACCAGGCGGTAACGCACTCGCTGCGCTTTTGCGCGTCGGGGCGGACGGGTTCTGTAGACGGAACATATAATTTTTGGGGAGTATGAATTATCCGTGGTACAATTCCGCGCTCTTCGGAGTTCCGGAAGCCGTCATTTGCCCGCCAAGTCCCGCGCTTTTGGAATGGCGCGGCAGAGGACAGAACGTTTTCCTCGCAGGATACCCGAACAACATCGAAGGGTTAAGAGGCAGTCCAATCCGCATTTTCAAAACGCTCTCTTGGGCGGGCTCGGTCCAGGAGGATTTATACGACGGAGACCCCGACTACGATGGAACAGGGGAATACAATCCGTGCTTTTCACATACGGGGGTATCTAAATGGGATTATTCTGGAAGTCTTGTTGTCACTCCTGACCCATTGCATGGGGAGGCTTTTGGAGTTTCGGGCGGGCTGATCTATACGCTTACGAATCCGGACGGCACAGTTGAAGAAAGCGATCCGTTTGTGACTTGGCAGACGGACCTCGGACTGCTTCCGTTCGACGAATCGTTTTTCGACAACGAGTATAGTGAAACGGTTATGAGCAAGACCGGTAACGGAGAGTGTATAGATGCTTCCGGGACAATCGGGACAAATGTTCGAGCGTCCGGAACCGCTACTGCTACACTCTCCAACGAAGACACTGAAGAGTTAGCCTTAGCGAGATACCTTGCCTCACCGACCGCTTGGAGTGATTGGAGTGATTTCGCGCCGCAGGCTACCTATTTGCCGTTTTGGGTGACCGCGAGCGGCAGACGATGGGTGCAATACTTTGAACAGGACTGGCGAGTTACCAAGACAGGGCTGTTACCAAGTACTGAATACGACGTTGCTGTTCAGGTGTGGCGGTTTGCCCCGTCTGAAGCCCCTACTTTCTACGCGACACAAGTTGAGACGGGCACAACGGATGAAGCGGGCACGCTAATTGTCACGGGGCACACGCCAAACGATAGAGGATATTCAACGTTTGTCGCTGACGTGCCCCCGGTAATTACCCTGTCGGTGTGAGTCGTCTGATCATTCACGATTATAGTTTGGCCCCGAAGTCGGAAGCGCCCCCCGCGCCCGTCGTGCCAGTATTGACGAAAGCGGAACGAATGATGCGGGCTTTGAACCGATGGCAGAAGGCGGGCTACAAAATCGTTCCGCTCGAAGGACGCGAGCTGCGCGGAGGTATCTGCAACCTCTGTCCGTACTGGAAGCCCGAAGGTAACTGGGGGCTGGGGGAGTGTACGGCACCGGGTTGCGGTTGCACGCGGGCGAAAGTCTGGCTGGCGTCGGAGCGCTGTCCCCTCGGAAAGTGGGAGCCCATCACAACTTCGTGACGGTGTCCGGATTTTCGGGGTGGGGTGAATAGCCGCGTTTGCTCACGAGGTGAGTTTTTAGACGTTTATTCCAAATCGCTGCTACCTGCAGGGGGCAACGATGTTCCTTGGCGGTTTGCTCCAAGGCGCTCATGCAAAGCGCGAATCGTCCGTTGCCAGGCTCTTCGTTCGCAATAGCAATGATTGTCAGTACCCGGGAGACGGATACGCAGAGAATGCCAGACACCGACGCGAACTTGTAATGCAAAATCTCCGGGGAGTCGGGGGCCGCGGTCAATTTCGTCGCCATAGTTTCCCAACGTGAAAACTGAAACCCGAACTTCATTAGGTCCGCCCGTAAATCGAATGGGAAACGGATCATCGGCCTGGTATGCGTTTCATGACTTTGGGAACCAGCGCTCTGCCCTGACTACGTACTCTGCGAGGGCTTTTTCGTCGTCGGGCGAATTGCACATACCTGCGAGAAGCGGGAGCCCTGTAGCTACGGACTCACTAACCTCCAGGCGCGTTGCGGTGCGACCTTCTTTCCACCAGGAAATGCCGATGGGTTCGCCCAGGGAAAAGAGAATACCGCCGGAGCCATCGCGTACGAGTTCGTAGTCGCTGCAAATATAAAGAGCCATGACACCGGGGTTGCGCTTGATGGCAATTCCCGCCGGGTCTTGGACCTCCTCGGGCAGGTTGTTTTCGCGCCGCACCATATTCGGATTGAGCATGAACGGGCACGCCTGGACGGACCATTCTGCGCAGTCGAGATGACAAGGCGGTTCCGCCGTGTTGCGGTTAACCACGCACATGGGGCCGATTGGAAAACACCTATATTTGCCTGTGCGTTGTCCGCAGACCCAGCAAAGATTTTCGCGAATGCAGTCGTGCTTTTTCCGCGCGTCGGCGATTCGGAATTCTGGTTTGCCGTCGATCCATGCAACGAAGAACGGGACCGGGTAGCCGCGCTCACTCATTGGCAAGGCGGCGATTCTGGGAGGCATCGGCGGGAGGTTCGGCTTTAAGTTATTCATTTTCAGGGTTCGTCATAGCTTCCGTTTTCTCGTCGTGTTTGCAGGGTGCCGCATGCCCTGGAAATCGACGTGGACGATGTTTGCTTCACAGCGGCGGCACCAGACCTGTATACCCAACGGAGTGAATCCTGCTTCAATCTGGACCCATTCGCGGGGCGCTTTGTTGGGAGGCTTAAGCGGCATACACTGGGAGCAGTGGAAGAACATGGAGATTTCGTTCGTGTTTGGGACGTGGCGTTGCTCGGGTTTCATGTTTCGTCCGGGGTTTTGTGAACGATGGAAAAGGTGTAACTGATGCTAACGCCCGCCTTCGGTTTTGCCCAACGCTGGAGGTTTGCCTGGATGTCATTGAGGTCCGCGTAACCCGGTTGGCTCCGCATATAATTCAGGTATTCAATCAGGCCGTCGCTTACTCGGTGGGCCAACAACTGTTCGCGCGGGTCCGACTTTTTGCCGAACTCGTGATTACGATCCACTTTTTCGATTTCTTGGCTCATAGTTTTAGTTTCTTGTAGGCTGCTTCCCATGCCGCGTCGGTTTCTTCCGCGATGACGCCCAGTCGGTGCATAATCTGCAACTGCTGGTCCCGGGCTCCTCGGCACAGGTGGGTTTCGCGCCTGCCGTCTAGTCTTGGATGATGGCAAGTCTGCGAAGCAGTTAGCAGGCGACTCGTCACGGAGGCGCGAATTCTGGCGTCCCCCTTCGGGCCGAAAGGGCAGGTTCGGCACTTCTTTTCCATCACGGGTTTCATTTGGTCTTCCGCTCTTTCCTCGCTCGGGCGAGTTCAGATTCTGCTTTCGCTTTCACTCTCATGGCATGCGCCATAAGAACCACGACGTGACCAGCCTTCACTGTGATTTCGTCGTCGGGTCCGCTCGTGGCTCGCAGTTTGTCGCCGATGGCAGCGAGCGATTCCTCAAGGTCGCTTTGGGAGGGATGGAATGGGTTTATGTATTCGTTTTCGATCACGTTTCTCCCTCGCTGAGTTTCGCGATTTGCGCCCGCAATTCGTCGTTTTCCTTTTCCAATCGGTCCAGATCGGTCAACTGCCCTTGCGCAATGAGATTCGACCACCAGCGCGTATGGTACTCGATGAGCGCGACGTAAACCTCTTGCTCAAGGTAAATCGTATTTGTGTCTCCAAGGCCGTTGTTCGTCGTGAGAACAATTTGCCCCACGTCGTTTACCTCGGCATAAACCGAATCTCCCAGGTAGGTTTTGGGGTATTGAATCATAGGCTTGATTGACCTTCGTTGACGTTCGCGTTCTTCTCGTCGTCTGGATGTTGTAGTCCTGGGGCTTGGTTCGGGGCGGCGCACGCGGCGGGCGTTCGCTGCCCCGATAAACTCAACTCAGTCCATAAATGTGAGGTCACAAATCAGCACGTCTCCCACAATGGTGTCGTGTTCGGGGTAGTACTCTTTCGTTGCGGCCACGTTGACCGGGTAGGCTTTGCGTTTTCCGTCGTCGTCACAGACTAGAACACGCCCGCTAGGAGTTGGAACGATTTGAATATAGCCGCCGACGAAACCTTGAAGTTCCTTCAGTGAAAAAAACCGGCCCTTTGCTGGGCGAACATCGACGATTTCCCCCGATGCTTTGAATAGTTTTGCGTAGGGCGTCATGGTCCGCGCGTGGTGTCGTTGTTCCTTTTTTCCAGTTCCTCTATTCTCGCATCTGAGCCGCAAGCGTAGCCAGCGAGGAGGTACGCCCAAACCAGCAAATCCTGATGGGACAATGATTGAAAATACCCCGTAATTTCACCTTCGGAGCACTGCCGGAAGGGAAGCGATACCTTTTGGCCGTTTCGCGTGACTGTTATCGTGAGCGGGGAAATCATGATTCAGGTGAAGTTTCGTCGATGAAGCTAATCCCCAGTGGCTTTGTGGCGCGGAACTCTTCGAATTCTTCGTTGCGAAAACATAAATCGCCGCACTTGGCCCCGTTCATAAAAACCCTGACGTGCGTGTGACCTCCGGCGATTGTGTAGTACCAGTTCATGGTTCGTTGAGCGCAAGCACGGCCCGCAGGCGTCCTACCATCTCCGCGTGCATCGCCTCTGCCTGTTCAATTCCGCCCGCGCAGCGGTGTTGTTCCTCGTTCATCGGCCCGCCGAAGACCATCGTTTCCCAAAGGATCGGCGGACCATCTTCCCTCCAGTTATGATCTATGCCGAGGAAGACCGTCGAAACCCTGATTTCTCCGAACGTATCATGTTTAACCTGTCGCTGCGCCGTCTCGAACCATTCGGCCCATTCAAAGAGATTCGGGCACGGGACGGGGCTTCCGTTGCTGTCCAGTTTGTATTTTTTCACGGGGCACCTTTCACCGTTTCGACCTTGGCGATTAACATGGGGTCAATCCAGATGAGGCGGCGCAGTTGGTTGCGCTCTCCGTGAGCCTGGTTTCGATAGTGTCCGCGCCGCCAGTGCATGCGGGGCGACGTGCCAGTTCCCGTGTGCTGACTTCCTTGGGTAGCAACGCGATATTTGCGACCTACGATATTTGGCGTCCAGAAAGCGGAACGGATTCGGTTGCCTTCGATCTTCGCGCGCCTGCGTTCTAATCCGTATTCTACGAGCTCCGGGCGCGCCGTGATAGCTAGGAGCAATTTCAAAATGATGCGGGGGACGCTTCGTATGAAAGCCGCGTCGTCGTCGTCAATTGGTAGGGAATAGAGCGAAGGGTCCTTAAAGTCGGATTCCTGATCTACCGTAGCGAAAAAGTCGCCCAGGGTTCCCTTCTCCAGATTGCCAACGTCTGCGCCGAAGGTCCCGACCATCGTATTCCCCTTGGCTCTCGTGAACCATGATATTCGGTCAGTCTCCACCCGAAACCGTCGACCGTCAGGAAAGGAACTGCTCATTTCGAAGGGGCAATCTTTCCAGACCGAAAACGCAAGGTATTCAATCGGCCCATCCGTGGGGCTGTGCAGTGCGCCTTTAGGGAGCATGAATAGCATTGCCGGAAACGGAAACCGGAGGGCGTGCACCGGGAATTCCAGCGGCGGGTTCGAGTTGTTTGCAGCTGCAAAAAAATCCCTGGCGACAAAGAAGGTCGGCACTTTGTAGCGAATTAATGCTTCCGCGCATAAAACGCCATTCATCAGAGCGACGTCTTTAAATGCCTCTTCGCCAGCAAACATTTGGCTTGAACGCCGCACACACAAAAGCGTCGTGCAAAGATCAATTGCCGCTTGTTTTGGAGAGCCAAAAGCACCGGGGCTGTCATACACCCTCGGATACAAAAGATGCATCATGCGCGGATCGTATTCATTCAACCTCCGCTCAAGGAAATCGTAATCGCGAAGGAGGTTCATTCAGAGTCCCGGGCTTTTTCGCGGTTCCTCGTCTAAGATTTCCCATGCCGTGCCGGTCGCAAGGTCAACGTATTGCCCAACGCGATACATTAGCGGGATAAAAGAGCCGATGAAAAGCCCGGTTGCGCTTCGAAGGGCAACCGGGGACTGCAATAGAAAGCCCAGGCTTTGCAGATTGTCCGATTGAATCGCTAGCGTCGCAGGAATGGTTCCAAATTCCGGATGCTGCAGCCAGTAACGACCGTTTAGCGTGCGCGGCTTCATTCGTCCTTTTCCCAGTGCTTCACCTCGCCAAAGTGCGGCAAGAGCATGGCGAGAATGTCTTTTATTTGGGCCTGCTGTTTTTCGGCCATATTGGCGAACGCGAGGAACATGCCAACCGTTAGGGAAACAGCCTTGTTTTGCGCCTCATGCGATGGAAAGTCTTTGCGCTTCGCTCTTACTCGCACGCCAACGGAGCCGTCGGGAAATTCCTCTATCCAAGCGCAGGACCATGAAGCCTTGAACTCGTTTAAATATTCAACGTGGCTCTCTGAAGTTAGGGCAATCATGCCCGCGCAATCGTGCTTTTTCAGCACGGCTTTAATCTCTTCCATCGCGGCTTTGAGATTCGAATCAGGCATTTTAATTGCTCCCAGATTTTGCGGCTTGCGCCTGCTTTCTCTCTTGGGCGATTTCGATGAGCGTGCTCCGCATTGCTTCGTAAAGAACGATGAGCTCGCGGAGCGTCATTTCGTAAGCGTGCCCCTCCTTGGTGAGGAGCATTGATAGTACAATTTTCGGCGGAAGGCTTTTGTCTATGGGGTAGCTTATCCCGAAGCCGAACCCTTCTAGTTCGCTGTTCGGAGTCAGGACGGTGCGCTTTTGGGTTTCGTCTTTCATGATGCATCCTCTGGATGAACGGCCTTGAGCGTGTCGCAGAGTAGGTTTATCCAGCGCAGCAATTCGTCTTTGTCGCGGGGCAAGAACTGCGCGGCGCGTTCTTCATGCGTCAGATATTCCACCTCGACAGGTTGCCACTTTCCGGCGCGTTGTACGCGTAAATAGGCTCCGGTCATATCCAGGACTCCACTATTTGAGGTTCGTCCCAACCTTCGCGGGGCATGCAGAGCAGACCACCCGGAATTAAGCCGCGTGCTATTTCCAACGAATCGACTTCGTAAGCCGTATCCGTTGGCCCGTCCAGTGTGTGACGCCTGACGACAAACTTACCGGGCGCATCAAGTGGGCTTTCGTATATGACCCAAACTTCCAACTCGTCTTTTGGGTCACGCATGGGGCCCTTTCACACGGCGTTTTTCTTTTTTTGTGTGCATCCATTCCGGCGGATGATTCACGACTATATCTTCGAATTTCTTGCAGTCGCCCTCAATTTTGAGCACGGAATGCAGCAAGACTTTCCCGTGAACAATCTCTGCCGCGATGCGCGGGATTTCGTCGCACGCCTTTCGCAGTACTTCCAGTTCCCCGTAGTAGGTCTTGAAAGTCTTCGTGTCTCCGCCGGTGAAGGGATTCGAATTCGGCCCGGCGTAGTGACGTGTTCGGAACGTTAAAACCCACTTATCCGTGTCGTCTTCTCTCCATATTAGACCGTTACAATCGCCGCCGTAGGGCGGCATTGTGCGTTCGTCGACGGCGGTAAAAACCATCCGGTCATAATATTTTCCTGGGCCGATTTCGTGGCCCGCCTCCTCGTCTTGTGTGATGCTCATGTTTTTGGCGCGTTGTAGTTAATAATGATTTTCTCCAGGCGCTTCGCGTTCGCTTCCGACTGGGCCGCTAGGTCGCGGCAGAGTTGGGCCGCGTCCGGCTGCTTTTCGACGATGGTAAAAATTGCCTCCGAGAGCCGATAAATGTTCACGCCTTCTCTAAAGTCGTCCCGCCACTTCATGAGGAGTCCTATGGTTTTCTCGCGCAGGTCGGGGCCGGTCGTTTCGGTTTCTTTCATGGTGTCATGGAATTGGTTACAAGCTCCGCAAAAGCGGTGCGCTTCATCGTTTGGGTTGTGGCTAACGCGCCCGCACTGAGGGCAGCCGATCATAAATGCGTGATTCCTTCCGGGGTGATGACACTGAGCGTTTCCATTTTGGTGAAGCGCCGCACTTCGATTTTCACGCCCGTTTCTTTCGAAATTTCTTCGGCAATCGGAAAGTAGTCTTTGAGGCGCTTTACGTCGGCGGCGACCATCGGCCAGAAAACGCCGTCTTTACTGTGAAAGCCGCAAACGCCTTCGTCCCCGTCCTCGCCCACCGAAACGAAGGCGAAGATTTCTGTTATTCGAAAACCGGGCGCGCGCTCTCTCATTGGTTTCCTTCCGGCGCAGCACGCCGTCTGCGGGCTCCTCGCGGATACTTGGGCCGCACGTCCGCCAGTGCTAGCGCGAGCACGGCGGCTGCTTGTTTGGTATTCTTCGGCGGAAAGTGGTCCTTGTACGTGTGCCTTCCGGTCAGGCTCGCGCTGGCCGGAATGGATTCCCTGACGCACCAGTAGTATTTAGGCGGGTTCTGCGCGTTGCGTTTACGAATGATATAAATCCCGCAATACTTCGAAGGCATTTTTTTCATAAGCTGGGCAATGCAGCGGCAGAGCCCCCGCCAGCATGCACATGCGATGCGAGCGACAGGACGCGCTGAATGGGCGCGCGTTAGTGTATCTAGCGAATGGATACTACCAAAACACGCTTGCTTACTACTGCCGGACGCGCAGGAAGCCGCTAATATGCGACGGAAACGCGTCGAAAGCAGCCGGGGCGTATCCCCGTACCCCCC